TGTATATATATTTACTGTTAAAGACATTCCACGATAAATTGTGGCAATAATTCATTATAATAATTAAACGAGTGAGTTCTCTCAGGAGAAAATAATGTTTGTAAAACATGGTGATGGAAAAATAGTATCTGTTGTAGATACAGAAGAGCTTACTGAAGAGCAAAAAAAAGTTGCTAAGAATATAGCTGTAAAGCAATCAAAGAAAACAGACGAGACTGATAATCAGGACGCTGGGAGTAATTAATGTTTGTAAAACTTGGTGAATTAATTGAGATTAGCAGAGTAGAAAGCACAGATTCTTGTCTACCTTCCGTCAGTCCAGAAATATTAGATAATTTTAGAAAATTTGCAACCAATCTTAAAAAGATAGCACCTAAGGCAGAAGACTTTTTGTATTTTTCAGCCGTTATGATGCATGCGGCTGAAGCTGCTGGACTTAATGATGACGGTACTCCAAGACTAACAGTTAAGGGCGAGCCAGTTCAAGTTGGTTGGAATAAAGGTGGCGGAACTTGGCGTTGGACTACTAATGACACTTCTGTTAAGCCTTATAGAAATTCTAATGGCGATATTTTCCCAGAAGAAGAACTGGTTAAAGCTTATAAAAAATGGGTAGGAAAACCTCTTTGTGTGGATCATAAATCAAGTTCAGTAGACCACGTAAGAGGTTTTATTGTTGATACCTATTATGATCGTAATTTAAAGAGAGTTATCGCTTTATGTGCTTTAGATAAAGCCGGATATCCTCAATTAGCAAGACAAGTATCTACTGGAGTATCTAATTGCGTATCCATGGGTACTGCCGTTGGTAAAGCTATTTGCAGTGATTGTGCAACTGTTGCCAGAACAGAACAAGATTTTTGTGACCATATGCGCCGCAAGAGCTGCTATGGAGAAATTAACGTTGATTTAAATCCAATTGAATTGTCTATTGTAGTAAATGGAGCTGATCCAAAAGCTAACATTAAACATATTATTGCAGCAGCAAATACATTAAATTCTTATGTTGAAAGTAAAGAAAAAGAATTAAATAAGATTGCTGAAAGAAATTTTAATGGCAAAATTACAGTCAGTGATTTAAATGGCGGTTTAGATTCCAAGGTTTCTGAAATTAGCATTAGCTCTACTGATTTAAATAAATTTAAGACTGATATGGAAAATGCATTTGAAAAATTACAGGAAATTAATGCTTCTGTAAATATTTCTGATAAAGATACTAATGATCTTGCATTTAATCAATCGTCGGGGTCTATTGCGATGGAAAATTCCGCAGACCCAACAATAGATTCAGGATTGGCTCCACCTCACGAAAGATATGCTTCTGCTAACTTACAAACAGAAACAGAATCCATTAAAGAGCTTCGTGAAGTTACAAAAGTAATTGAACAAAAGTTGAGTCAAATGAAAGTAAGTTTAGATAAGTTAGCAAATTCAAACCCACAAGAGGAAAATATGTCAGGATCAGAAATTAATAAAAAAGGTTATTTTCAAGGAACCGAGGAGCCTAAGCCAGGTCAAGTGCAATATGCAAAGGATCCAATGAACGAAAAAGTTCGTGATTCTGAAGATAAGCACATGTTAGATCATGACACCGGTCCAGTCGATAGTTTATTTCCAGGTGATTTAGAGCGCAAAAAGCTTCTTGCTCGCGCCGAATCTGAAGAACGCGCTATGCGCCGCCAAGCAATTGTTAATATTGCTAAAGATGCTCTTAAATCTAAAGAAGCTTATTTTCAAGGCGGTGGTGGTGTTAACGAGCCAACTCCAGGTAAAGTTAAGTACCCAGCCGAAAAGGTAAATGATCAGCTTCGCGATCATGAAGATAAACAAATGGTTGGACAAAAACCATTTCCAGGTGTCGGAGCCGTAGATGGTCTTCATCCATCACCAGATTCAGCTGATATTGCTGACGAAAAGAAACGTAAAGAGTTGTTACAAAGAGCTTCTTTAAGAGCAAGATTTGTTAAAGCTGCTAATAATGACGGAACTCAAAATCTCGGCAAGAGTGCTTGGGAAGTTTTCTTGGGAGATAAATTACTATTAAGTGCATCCGTAAATGAACTTTCTGGTCAACGTTCTGAAATGTTATATGACAGTATCGCTACCAAAGAATTCGGTGCCAAATTAATTGAAAAAATTAAGGTACAAGGTGCTGACAAAGTACGCAGTATGGTAAAGAGCGCTCAAGAAGCTCCTCCTCCACCAGCTGCAGAACCAGCTATGCCACCAGCCGCTGAACCAGCTATGGATGCTCCACCAGCTCAAGACACTGGTGCCGAAGGTGATCCAAAGGAAAATGTAACTGAACTTTCTGAAAAAGTAAGAGATTTAAGCTCTGATTTAGTTGAGGCTGTAAGAGCTTTAACTGGCGAACAAGCTGAAATGGGCGATTTAGATAGTGGTATGGCAGCAGCCGCTTCTGATGGTACAAATCTTAATACAATTAGAAAAGAACTTAACTCTGCTTTGACTACTGCAATGAAAGAAGTAATTGCTGAATTAGATCAACATAAAGAAGAACTTGAACTTATTACTGGATTATATGACAAAGATGCAGTATCTGCTTCTAATCAAGATTTAGTAACGGCTGTCGCTGACGATGTTGTTAACGAAGCTAAAATTGCAGTTGCTGAAGGATTTAATTTACTCAGTGCATTCGTCAAATATGCTCGCGGAACCAAAGCTATTGTCAAGCGCGCTGAATTTGAGGCTGAACTTGATGCATTAGCCGATGGAGATTCTATGAATGATGAACATGACAGTCACTCAAGTGACGATTTAATGAGTCTTATCCAAGACACTAATTCTGATTTGGATGCTGTAAAAGACATGATGAGTGATGACTCTGATTCTGAATCAGAATCTGATTCCGATTCTGCTTTTGATGCAGAGTTTGATGACAACAATTTAGATGCTAAGCCAGAAGAGCTTAAGAATCTTGAAGTTAAGCCAGGAACTGAAGTTCATGTCGTAGCTTCTGCTGATTTTGAAAGTAAAGAAGGTCGTGCTGTTCTTCGTGCCAAATTAGCTGCTGATGCTCTTAAGGTTAGCCCATTACTTCATGATGCTCATCCAAAAGGTGGATTTACCACTGAATTAGATGTTAAACCACAAGGTGATTTAGCTAAGGTTGAAGATTTAGAAGAAACTCATGATGCTATGATGGATTTGGCAAACGCTCCTCCAAAGGTTCGTAAAGAAGCCGAAGCTATTCACAAATTAGTTTCTGAAGGTAAATTAGAAGTTGCTGATTTAGACGCCTTAGTTTCTGAAGGTTTAGATAAAGATGCAGTTTCTTATTACAAGAAATTCTACGGTCAAGTTGATGGTGGTTCTGAGTTCGCAAGTGAACTTGTCAAAGAACATGCTAAGGCTGCTTTAGAAGAACAACTTAATTCTTTCAAGGTTAAGATGGCTCGCGCTTATGAGTTAACATATGACATGGTTTCTCGTGGCTTGTGCCAATCTGACGGAGTTTCTGTCTCTGCTCAAGTTGAGGAAATTATGAAGTTTAACGATGACTCTTTTGATTCACTTAAGAGAGTAGTAGCTAAGCACTCCCCAATCGGTAAAGTTGCTGGACGCATGCCACAAGTTGGTATGATTGGTTCTGGCGATGTCAACACAGCTGAAGCTTCTGGAGATGACTCATTATTTAGTCAATTATCCTCTGCCTTATCAACATCTAACAAAAGAAACTTTTAATTAAAGAGGACCTATGAAAAATTCTCAAAGTATATCAGATTTTGTTGCCGCTCAAATGGACGCAACACTTAAGAGTGAAGCCCATAATACTTTATTCGGAACCAGATATAAGACAGCTTCAGATGAACTTTTAGCTTCAGATCACAAGTCTGAAGAGTCTGAAGAATCTTGTGACTCATCAATGGCAGACGACAATGATGCCAAGAAAAAGAAGAAGGAAGAAGAAGAGAGTTCATCTTCTTCTAGTGATTCTGATTCTTCAAGTGCCGATGATAGTTTAGATGAATCATTAGCCTTTGATGTAGCTATCGATAGTTTACTAACAGCTTCCGCTGCATTAGATAATATCGGAATGGAAAAAACTGCTGCTCTTAGTTTGAAACTTGCATCTTTCGTTGTTGAAGCCAAGAAAAAAGATGCTGGCAAAGATAAAGAAAAAGAGAAAGCTGCTAAGGAAAAAGAAAAAGCTGCTAAGGAAAAGGCAAAAGAGAAAGCTGCAAAGGATTCTCAATCTGCCAAAGACAAAGCTATGAAAGATAAAGAAAAAGAAAAAGCTGCTAAAGAAAAAGAGAAAGAAAAAGCTGCCAAGGAAAAAGCCAAAGAAAAGGCTGCTAAAGAGAAGGCAGACAAAGAAAAAGCAGACAAAGCTAAGTCCAAGAAATAATTAAAATAAGTAGGTAATATGTATAAAATCGGTAGCTTTGCAAATGATATTGAAAGTACAATGGAGAAAGAGCTCAGAGCTAATAAAGTTGAACAAACTCATGGTTTTAATAAACTGGCTAGAGCTACCGAATACCTAAATTCTGCTGCTTCAATTTTTGAAGACGCAGGCTTACCAGATGTTTCTGATCAAATTACAGAGATCTTAAAAGGTTTAGCTGATCAATTAAACTCTAAGTGACACATGATTAATAAAAAAATCTTTGAAGAAGAAATTTTAGCCGATATGGAACGCAATTTGCAACCATCATTGGCTAAAACCGCTTCTAATAAATTAGAAACAGCAGTTGATTACTTAGAGTCAGCAGCTGAGATTTTTGAAGATATGGGATTGATTACAAAATCAAATCAAATATTAGAAGTCTTAATTAGTTTAGCAAAGAAAAGCAAAAAACCATCTAAAATTTCTGACCCACATACTAAAGGTTTAACTCCTGATAAAATGGTTAAAAATCTATTAGATCATGGAACAGAATTTAATATGGCAGACGTTGGCGAAGCCAATGACTTATTAAATTTGGATATTAATGATGCCGACTTAGAAGTATTAGAAAATGAAGTTCTTTCTGATATGGATTTTGAAGACGAAATATAATTTGAATATTATATATTAATAAAACCTTGTCATATTACCAGCTTAGTAGATATATTACTAAGAGAGTATAGTTTTTGTGGTTTAGTTCCGTAAATCAATACGTGAGGTTTTATGCTACGTTTAGTTCAAACAGGAAACAGCTTACCTGTTTCATTTATCTGCGATCCAAGTGCTGAATTTCAGCCTGGACAAATTTGTGAATTAACAGTTATCGGAAACCAAGTAATGGGTACTGTCAGTAATGGCACTGCACCAATCGGCGTTATTGATGAAATAAGAACTAAAGCGTTTACAAATGTTTCTTGGAATGAAGTTATTATAGTTCCTGCCGTAGGGGTACCGGGACCAAATAATACTATTATAACACCAGTAGATGTTAAAGTAGAATTAAAGAAACCTAATATTGTTAAATCATCATTTACGTCCACAGTGAATGTTGTATTAAATCCAACAAATGGAGTAATTACCTTTGTAGCTGGTACGCCATTAAATTTTGATTTACTGGGAACTGGAACTCCAAATGCACTTAGAACAATTGTTAATTATACATATTTCGTTGCCAACATTCCAGGTGACGACAGTACATCTGGCTCTGGTAGAGTAACTGTTTGGTTTCAAAGAATGTTTTTCCAAACAGATCAATTTGAAACTAATCAACAATATCCGGTTAGAGCTAATTTATTTGTTAGTGAAACTGGATTTTTAACAACCAGAAAGCCAAGTGAAATTCATCCAGCTGTTGCTATGGTAACTGCCCCGCCAACGCCATTAAATCCCATGATTGAATGTATGTGGTACTGATTCGGAAAACTTTATGAAGTGATGATATATGGTGTTTTGGAGGTCAAAATGACTGATAAAATAACAAAAATATGGACACTTTACCGCATCACTAATTTAATAAATAATAAAATTTACATTGGACAAGCTGCCGATTTATCCAAAAGGTGGTCAGATCATCGCAGAGCAGTAAGACTAAATAAACCAACTCAAATAATTCATCATGCCATGATAAAATATGGTATTGATAATTTCTTATTTGAAGAAATTGCAACTTGTAATTCTCAAGAAGGTGCAAATGAATTAGAAACTATATTAGTTTCTCAATATAATAGTTTTGTTAAAAATGGAAAAGGTTATAATGCTACATTAGGTGGAATGAACGCTCCTAAATCAGAGTTATGGCATCAATCTATGAAAGAATGGCGAGAATCACTAACTGAAGAAGAAAAGGCTGAAATTAATAGCAAACGTTCTATTGCTACTATACAACAAATTGCCGAACAAGGTCATCCATCTTTAGGTAAGAAGCGTACTGATGAACAACGTGCTCAAATGAGTTTTGTTCAAAAGAATAAAGATAATGATGCAATTTATACTGAAGAAGTTCGTAAGAGATTTTCTGAAGCTCATCTTGGTTTAAAAGATACAGAAGAAACTAAAGTTGC